CTCTGACTGGGTCATGTCGTTGGAAAGCTCCAGCCCCGTCTGCTGCCGCAGCTGCTCCAGAGCGCTCTCGTCCCTCAGGATCCGGTCCGCCGCCTTGCCGGAGATCCCGTCCGTCTCCGCCGCCGCCCATGCCGCCTGCTCCAGAAGGCCGTTGGCCTCTCTTACCGCCTCCGCAGCCGCGGGGGACCAGGGGCCGGCGCTTCCCATTGCATCGTAGGCCCGGTCAATGGCCGCATCTGCATTCCGCTCCGCACTCCTCAGCCCTCTCCCGCCGATCCCGCCTGCAATGCCGCCCACCGCGCCGCCGACAGCAAAATCATACAGGGCGTCGCCCAAGATCTCCCCGGCGTCCAGTGGATCATCGGAGTAGATCGCACGACGAAGGAAGGGGTCGATGATTGCGGACAGCGCCTCCTCCGCGCCCTCTGTCACAAAGCCTGCCGCCGCAGTGCCCGCCCGGTTCAGCAACGCCCGGCTCAGCTTCCCGCCGCCCTTTCGTTCCAGCGCACGGACCATTCCCTCCACTACATCGTCCACCGCGCCGCCGCCGAAGAACTTGGAATTGATCCGGCCCACGTTGCCCAGCATCCCCGTTGCGACCTCCATTGCCGCGCTTGTCAGTCCATAGAGCGCCGCCCGGTCGTCGTTCGCTCCCTCCAGTCGTGCCTTCTGAGAACTTCCTCCGTAACTTCGGACCGCAAGGGGAATCGCAGCGGCTCCGCCGGTCATCGCCCCAAGGCCAATGTCCCCAGCCAGATGGACCAGGCCAGTCCCGGAATCCACCGCAAACTGGCCTGCTGCCCCAATGCCCTCCTTCGCCTGGTCGGTGTCGCGCGCCCCGGACAGGGCGATCTGATCCGCCAGGCCGCGGGCCGCCTCAGCCGACCCTCTTCTCCCTTCCTGGGCCATGGTATAGGTGGCGATCTTTTCCCGGTTGGCCTGGATCATTCCGGTCAGGTCTTCCTCCTCTTCCCGGGTGAGGCTCCCATCCGCGCGCCACGCAGACAGATCCCGCTCCCAGCGGTCGATCTCCTGCTGCCATTCCCGCACGCTGTCCCGGGTAAAATCACGCCACAGCCCACCCTGTGTCCGCGCCGCGTTGGTCAGGGAGGAGAGGTAGGATTTCGCCGCGCCGGAGACGGTCTTTCCGATCCGCTCTCCAATGGACCTCTCCCGGCCCTCCGTCTGCATCTCCGCGGCCGCCTGCTCCAGGACTGGGCGGCTCCGCTCTGCCTGATAGACCTGCTTGTTGACTTTCCGCATCACATCGCCGCTGTCCTGCACCGGCGCCCGGCCCATCATCGCCCGTCTTTTCTCATAATAGCCCTTGGAGAAATCGTCCAGCGCCATTTACCGCACCCCCAACATTGAATCCAGTCCCGGGATCACAAAGCCGCCCGAGCGGCCTCCTTCTTTTTTTCGAAACTTTCTCTTGCCGTCCTCCACATAGCTCTCGATCGCTCCCTCCGCCTCCAGCTGAAGCAGATACTCGTCGCTGACAGGACCGTATCCCAGCTGGATCACAGAGTTCCGGTCCACAGGAACATCGGTCTCCTCTCCGCTGGCCTCCTTGTCTCTGTCCTCTTCCTCATAGTCCTCTCCTCCGCTCCGTCTGGATCTGACCTCACGGGCGGCCCGGGCCAGTGCGTCCTGCTGAACCTGATAGTCCCACTCCTGCTGATACCGCTGGTCCTCGATGGCCTCCCGGTCCAGCTGGTGCTGCCACTCCCTGTCGTACCGGCTGTCATTCACCTGGTCCCGGCCCACACCATAGTTCCATTCCTGGTCATAGCGCAGGTCATTGGCATAGTCTCGGTCCAGCTGGTACTCATAATTCCTCTGGTCCTGGAAGGTCCCATAGGCAAAGTTCCGGTCCGTATTGTACTGGTTCAGGGCGTTCAGGTACTTGTTGTAGTCCCCCTGCTCCAGGGCGGTCAGCATCTCCATGTTCAGCCGCATATTGTCTCCCTCGTCCCGGTACATGGAGTAGGCCAGCTGCTGAAGCTCCGGGATCTTGTCCGTCATCTTGGCGGCGTAGTAGTTCCCCGCCTGCTGTCCGGCCGCCACCGCCGCGGTGGAGGGCATCCCGCCGGTCATGGCCGCCGCCTGCCCCATGGCGTCCGCGTTGGCTCGCTGCCCCTCCCGGGTGTACTGCTTCTGATAGGAGGCGTACAGCGGGTCGGTATCCGGGTCATAGGAGAAGTCCTCCCGGTTCAGGATGGACCCCAGCAGCTCATCGATCTCCCCCTGATACTTGCTGGTGTAGGACGGCGCGCTCTCATAGGTAAATTTCTCCGTGTCCACCTTGGTGGGCCGGCCCGCGATGTTGCTCTGGTTCTTCTTGCCCAGCCCGATGTACTCATTCCCCGCCGCGCCGCCGGAGTAGTTGTACTTCCCCCGGATGGCCTCCGCCGCGTCATGGGCCGCCTGCATCCCGGCCTTGTCCCCCCGCTGGCTGGCCTCGTTCCACGCCTGGCCGTACTTCCGGATCTCATCCAGATCTCGGTCGTTGAGCAGGACACCATCTGCCCCACTGCTATATTTTCTGTTGATCGCCATATCTGCGCCTCACTTTCTCACATAGGAGCCGTCATATAACTCCACCTCAAGGCTCCACAGCCGCCACGATCCATCCGCAGACAACCGCAGGCGGAAGTGGTCACACCGCTGTACTGGGCAGGATAAATAGAACCGGTCCATACTCCCGCCCTTCACTGCATCCACCGTCTCCCATGATCCTCCGTCATACTGGATCTCTGCTGCAACTGTAACCGCCGTGTCAGATGACAGCCGCAGCCACAGCCGCACCGGATACTTGCTGTCGAAGCTGTCCATAGGAATGTCTCCAAACTCCACCCAGCTCCGAACAGCCCCCTCCTGTACACACCCCTCTGGGACCTCCGACGGCCTGCCCAGCAGAAGCAGCCGCCCATCCGCCGTCAGGCCATTCACCCCGCCCAGATAGTCCGCCGCCACCAGTCTGGTGCTGTCCTCCCGGTGCCAGACACCCAGGGCCGGGTCATAGACAAATAGCGACCATTCCCCGTTGTCGTCCTCCATAGAGACGTAGTATTTCATCCCGTCGCTCCCCCCCACGGCGTTCCGATAGCGCGCCGTGCCGAAGGGCGCTGATATGCTTCGCGGGATCCCGCCGGAATAGGCCACGATCCCTGCCCGGGACAGATAGAACAGGGTCTCTCCCGCCACCGCCAGGCTCTTCCCGCTCCCGGCGCTCACGCCCAGCGTGGCGCTTGCCATCACCTGATAGTTGGTGGGCCGGTCTCCATAGACTTTAAATACCTTGTCCTCCTTGAAGAATACCGGATACCCCAGGAAGCTGGTACAGGCTGTAAAGTTCCCTGGTGTTCCAGTATCCACGCTCCAGGCGTCGGTGCTCACCCCATCGAACACATTCCAGTTGTACGGATCCCCCAGCTTGCTGCACCAGATGGTGTCCCCCTTGCCTCCCCACAGGCGGTTGTCATCAGAGCACATCACATCAAAGTCCGGGACGCTTCGCTGGAGGGTTACCGTTCCCGCCTCCGTCACGGACCCGGAGCCCAGCGTAAAGCTGTTCTCATAGAACCGCAGGGTCTTGCCGTCCTCGCTGATCTCCCGGACGATCAGGGTCAGGTTGTTCTTCGCCTCAGCGCACCCAGAAATCGTCACTCCATCCCCGGCCCGGAAGGGGAACACTGCCCCCGTGGTGGTGATGCTGTTGGCCTTGGCCGGCTTCCCGGCAAAGGTCCCGTCTCCAAACACCAGCCCTTTTGCAGAATACTCCGCCTCCAGCCGCTCCAGTTTTCCGTCCGTGGTGTATACCACCTTATACATCATCAAGGACTACCAGCGTCTCAAGGAGGATGAGGGTCATCGGCTTGCCCTTGACTGGAACGTAAAGCGCATTCTCGTAAGTGCGAACTATAAAATCCACACAGATGCTATCAAAGAAAATCTGATCCCACCAGAGTTGTCTAAGCAGCAGCAGGGATATGTGTATGCAGATGAAGCCGATTTGCTGAATGTCGTACTATTCGGAAAGACCGCAAAACAGTGGCGAACTGAGAATCCGGGCGTCAAGGGAAATATCCGTGATTATGCCACGATCGAGCAGCTTCTAGTCCTAACGAATCTTGAAAATCTGAATGCGTATCTGGTAAAGCAAGGCGTCCCACAGCCGGAACGCATGAAGAAACTTCGTGACACAGTGGTCTATCAGTTGAAAACGCTTTCAGAAAGCAAGGGAGCACGAGAATTAAACTATATGCACAATCAACTAAAACTCCCTGTTGATGAATAAAAATCCCCGCCCCGGTGTTGGCGCACCAGAGCAGGGAAAAGGGGCAGGAACTTTTGCGGGTCACCTGCCCTTCTATTTTACATGGATAGGAGGAAAAAGTCAATGAAATGCAGGAAATGCCATGCCGAGATCCCGGACGGGAGTAAATTCTGCCTCAAGTGCGGCGTCAAACAGGAGATCCGGCAAAACACGAAGAACCGAGGGAACGGTCAGGGAAGCGTCTATCAGCTCCCAAACAAGAAGTGGATCGCCGTAAAAGTGGTGGGCTATCAGCGTGAGGACGGGAAGCTCCGGAAGATCACCCGCTCAAAATCAGGCTTCCGAACGAAAAAGGACGCCCTGGACTACCTTCCCAAGCTGGAGGCGGCTCCTGCACAGCGCCCCACCACATGGGCCCAGCTGTATGAAGTATGGAAGCCAACACACCGGGCCAGCAAGTCCACACTGAACTGCTATGCCGCGGCAGAAAAATACTTCGAGCCGGTCCATCTGTTGAAATTTGCAGAGATCACTGTGGACGATCTACAGGACTGCATGGACGACTGCCCAAAGGGAAAACGCACCCGTGAGAACATGAAGGCGCTGGCCGGCCTGCTCTATAAATATGCGATCCCCCGCAACATGGCTCCCAACGGCCTGAATCTCGGCCAGTACCTCATTGTCGGGGACGGGGACACCGGCAGCAAAGAGGCCCTTCCCACCGAGGCGGTCAAGGTTCTGGAAGATCACGTCGGAATGGTCAAGTGGGCAGATTATGTGCTCTGCCAGTGCTATCTCGGCTTCCGCCCCTCCGAGTTTCTTGCTCTGGACGCGCTCAATTATAACCGCAAGGAGCGGGCGTTCGTCGGCGGTGCAAAGACAGACGCCGGGAAGGACCGGGTTGTCACAGTTTCCCCAAAAATACAGAAGATTGTGGATAACTTGGTTGCGGATAAGGTGGCCGGGCCTGTATTCTGTGGAGAGGATGGGGCCCAAATGAAGATCAAGGCTTACCGCAGCATATTTTACGGAGTGTTGGATGCCTGCGGAATCGAAAATCCAGTCGAGGAACGGGACGGTGTCAAGCGCCGGAAGTACACCCCGCACAGCTGCCGCCATACCTTCGCCACCATGATGAAGCGGGTCCAAGGGGCAGACAAGGACAAATTGGAACTGATGGGCCACACCAGCACCGAAATGCTCCGCCACTATCAGGACGCATCCTACGACGATCTCCGAAAAATCACCGATGCAATATGAAAAAGCCGCCCATACGGGCGGTTTTTCAATGAGCAATAGATGAGCAATAGACAAAAATTTCACACACCGCTCTCATATTCGAGGCATAAAAAAAGTGATGAAATCAGGTAAAACCACCTAAATTCCATCACTTTTGGTCCGAGTGCTGAGATTCGAACTCAGGGCCTCTTGAACCCCATTCAAGCGCGATACCAAACTTCGCCACACCCGGTTATCTTTGCCGCTCAAGGTGTCTCACCCGGACGGCTCATATAGAATACCACAGCTTCCCGAAGAATGCAAGCCTTTTTTTCAATTTTTTCGATTTTATTTTTTCGTGCGGTTTCTTCCGAAAAAACGCCCCCTTCGTCTTGTCAATGGGGGCAAACTGTGCTTTAATTGGGATATCCTAAGATTGGAAGGAAGGTCCTGCTTATGATCGAATACCGTGACGTCCAAGCCGCCCAGGCCAGGATCGCCCCCCACATCGTCCGCACGCCCCTGCTCCGTGTCCCGGCCCTGGATGAGGCCCTGGGCTGTCAGGTCTATCTCAAACACGAGGGCTTCCAGACCATCGGTGCCTTCAAGCTTCGCGGCGCCCTCAACAAGGCCCTCTCCCTGTCGGAGGAGGAGCTGGGCCGCGGCCTGGTGTGCGCCTCCTCGGGCAACCACGCCCAGGGGGTGGCCTACGCCGCCCACAAGCTGGGGGCCCAGGCGGTCATCGTCATGCCCACAAACACCAACCCGGTCAAGCTGGCCGGGGTCAAGCGCTGGGGTGGACAGGTGGAGCTGGTGGGCACCCTCTCCTCCCAGCGGGAGGAACGGGCCGCCCAGCTGGTGCGGGAGCGGGGCATGGTGGAGATCCACCCCTACGCCGACCCGCTGGTAGCCGCCGGTCAGGGCACCCTCGCCCTGGAGGTCCTGGAGGACCTGCCGGACGCCAGTCTGATCGCGGCCCCCATTGGGGGCGGCGGGCTGATCTCCGGCATCGCCACCGCCGTGAAGGGAGCCGCGCCCCAGGTGCGCACTGTGGGAGTGGAGCCGGCTGGCGCGCCCCGGTATACCCGAAGCCGGGCGGAGGGCCGCCCCGTCCAGCTGGAGTCCGTCCAGACCATCGCCGACGGCACCCGCACCGACCACGCCAACCCGGACAACTTCGCCGTCATCCAGGCCCGGGTGGATAAGCTGTACACCGTAGAGGACCGCTGGATCGAGGAGGCCATGCGCCTTCTGATGACCGCCGCCAAGGTGGTGGCCGAACCCTCCTCCGCCCTCCCCGTGGCCGCCGCCCTGTGCGGCGCGCTCCCCGTCCGGCCGGAGGACAAGGCGGTGTTCGTCCTGTCGGGCGGCAATGCCGACCCGGCTCTGCTAGCCCGGCTGCTGGCCTGACGGCGCTCTCCTCTGTGACCTGGTCACAGAGGGTTCGGCGCTTCTGGGTTATACTGAACACAACAAGCAAGGGAGAGGAGGCGCAGCGGGATGCGCTATGACATCATCGTTCTGGGGGGTGGCCCCGCAGGCCTGTCCGCGGCGGTGGCCGCCCGGGGCCGGAACAAAAGTGTGCTGGTGGTGGGAAACCGCTGGCAGGACAGCCCCCTGGCCCGGGCCGAGCGGGTAGACAACTACCTGGGCCTGCCCGGCGTCACCGGCACGGAGCTTTTGGAGCAGTTCCGCCGGCACGCGGAGGAGCTGGGCGCCGACTTCGTTCTGGGCCGCGTCATTTCGCTGATGGCCTGGAACGGCTTCCACCTGACGGTGGGCAGCGAGATCTACGAGGGCGAAACCCTGATCCTGGCCCCCGGCGTGGTCCGTCAGGCCAAATACCCTGGCGAGACGGAGTACCTGGGCCGCGGGGTGAGCTACTGCGCCACCTGTGATGGGATGCTCTACCGGGGCAAGCCGGTGGCCGTGGTGGGCCGCAGCGGGGACGCCCCCCGGGAGGCCTCCTATCTGAAGAGCCTGGGCTGTCAGGTGGTCTATACCGCCGCGAAACGCCCAGAAACCCTGGAGGAGGACATTCCCTTCGTTCAGGCTAACCGCCTGGAAATCACCGGGGCACAGACTGTTACCGCCCTGGTGGCCGACGGAGCCCCCATCCCGTGCAGCGGCGTCTTTATCCTGCGGGACGCGGTGGCCCCCACCGACCTGCTCCCCCAGCTGGAGACCCGGGAAAACGCTATCCGGGTGGACCGCTCTATGTCCACCAGCGTCCCCGGCGTCTTTGCCGCCGGCGACTGCACCGGCGGCCCCCTCCAGGTCTCCAAGGCGGTGGGCGAAGGGCTCGTCGCAGCCCTGTCCGCCGCGGAATATCTGGACCGGCGGGGTTCGGAGCCCCCGGCCGGAGCCTCCAGCGGGACCTGACCTGTTATCCGATCAAATCAAAAGGAAGGAATTTCAATATGGCATTACAGCATTTTACCAAGGAGAGCTTTGACCAGGCCCTGAACGGGGGCCAGCTGATGATGGTGGACTTTTGGGCCAACTGGTGTATGCCCTGCCGGATGCTGGGCCCGGTGATCCAGCAGCTGGCGGACCAGTACGACGGCAGGGCTGTGGTGGGCAAGGTGGACGTGGACGCCGAGGGCGAGCTGGCCATGCGGTACGGCGTGATGAACATCCCCACCGTCATTTTCTTCAAGGACGGCAAGGAGATCGCCCGTGAGGTGGGCGCTCTGCCCCCGGAGTCATTTACCCGGATCCTGGATGAAAACCTGTAAAACAGACGGGAGCGGTCCCCAGTT